CCTCCACCGGCCCGTCGTAGTCCCCCGGCCCGTGCACGCTCACCCGCCTCGGCCGGCCGTCCCTGTCCGCGGTGACGAGCACGGTCACCCCGCCGATCGCGATCCACCACTTGCCCGCGTCCTGCTGCTCCAGGTGGATCCACCGGCCGATGACGAGCTCGTCGAACTCGGTGCCCTCGAGGACAGTGCGGGCGGTGGTGTCCTCGAACGGCGGCAGGTCAGGCCGGATCTCGCTGAGCCGCCTCGCGGTCTCCGCTCCCCGCGCCGGGGCGGACGGGTCGTTGCTCACGTCATAGGCACGGCCGTACCGGACGCCGCCGCCCTTGGTGCCGAGCCACTGGTGGACGAGGATTCTCCACGGGGATCCTGCGCGGCGGGGCGGGGCTTGGCTCATGGGCGCAACGATACGGGCCGGGGCACTGGGCAGGGCTGCTGACGGGTGCCCCGGCCCTACGTCGCCACCTTAGCGAAACGCGCATGCACGTGCATCCGTCGCGTGCATCTGCACGTGCATGGTGTAACCTGCGGATCAAGGACAGAGGGCTGCTGACCGGGGAAAGGACTCGTGTCGGCGTCCCTGGACTTCGCAGCACCGAAACTCGGCAGCGGCGCCCGGTTCAAGAAGCTGTCCTCGGCCCTCGCATCCCGCGGCGCCCGCGACCCCGACGCCCTCGCCGCCTTCATCGGCCGGAAGCGCTACGGCAGCGCCGGGATGGGCCGCCTCTCCGCCGGCCAGCAGCACGCCAACCCTGACCTCGGCATCTACCTGTCCGAGACGACGAAGGACGACCAGGGCAAGACCCTCACCTGCCCCGAATGCGGCCATGTCGCCCCGTCCGGGGCGTTCGGCGCGTCCGGCGCATCCCTCCAGTCCAGCCCCGGCGTCCTCCGCACCCCCGCCCCCGGCACCGGGGCCGTCCGCCAGGGCGTCCCCCTCACCGTCAGGGGCGGCGCCGCCCACGCCCTCGCGAGCACCCGCGGCGCGGTCGAGCTCGCCACCGGGACGGTCCGGCGTCCCATCCACGGCCCCATGGACGTGCTCGTCAAACGCGCCGACGACGGATCCGCGCTCCTCAAGCACCGCCAGGGCGGCGCGACGATCGCGTCCCTCCGCCGCAACGGCGACGGCAAGTGGGTCGCGTCCGTCAACGGCCGCGACCTCGAGCCCCGCGACCACCAGCGGACCGCCCTCATGGAGGCGGTCGGCACGTGGAACAAGGCGGTCAGCGGCGCCGCCCGCCCCCAGTCGGCCCCGTTGCAGCCGGAGCCGCAGCAGTCCCCGCTGATGGCCGAGTACGGCATCCCCGCGGTCCGCTCCGCCGCGTTCGCCAACACCGCGGCCGGGGCGGGTGACGGGCCGAAGATGACGGCCAGCGCCGCCGCAGGCGGTGACGGCGCCGACGGGAACGGCCTCACCCCCAAAGGCCAGGCGATTTACAAGAAGCTGCTCGCGAAGGGGTTCCCCGCCGCCCGGGCGATGGCGTTCGCGAAGAACAGCCAGAAGACCACCGCCGGGTCGTTCGGGATCACGGCGGCGGCCGCCTCGTGACCGCCGCGGTCCTCACCCCGTTCACCGCCGGGCAGGCGGTGGAGCTCGGCAACCGCTCCTGGTGGAAGCGGCTGCTGCCCATCGGGGAGATCGACTACAAGGGCAGGCGGCTGAAATTCACCCGCGACTACCTCGCCGGCCTGAAGTACGCCTTCGATGACAAGGCGTACGACCAGACGGCGTTCCAACTCGCCGATGCCGCCAACACCCACACCAACGACCCGGAAAGGTTCCGCGGCGAGATCGCCGAGATGGACCTGCGCGGCGACGGGCTCTGGGTGCGCCTGAGCCCGACCGACGCCGGCGACCGAGTGCTCCAGGAGAACCCCAAACTCGGCGTGTCCGCCCGCATCGTCGAGGACTACGCCCGCGCGGACGGCAAGCACTACCCGGCCGCCATCCAGCATGTCCTCGGCACTCTCGACCCCCGCATACCCGCTCTCGGCGCGTGGCAGGCGATCGAGGCCGCCAACCCCCTGCCCGACCGGGTGATCGACCTGTCCGGGGAGTCGTTCACCGACCTCAGCGACCCCGCCGGCGACGGCACCGACACCGAAGGGGAGGCCGTCATGGCGGACCTCGGCAACCTGACCGGCGAGCAGCAGGCGCGGCTCGCGAAGCTCCTCGACCTCGACGACGACACCCTCGACCTGCTCGCCGCGGGGGGCCTGGTGGTCACCCCGGAGGAATTCGACGCGCTCGCCGGCGCCGATGAGGACGAGGACGGCGAGGACGGCGAGGACGGGGACGGCCTCGCCGGGCAGATCGACGCGATGACCGACGAGGAGATCGCCGCCCTCGAGGCCGAGTTCGACGCCGAGTTCGGCGACACCGAAACGATCCCGGAGGGGGAGCCAGTGGCCGCAGGACTGAGTGCGGAGGCCCAGTTCGAGATCAACCTGGCCAACGCGCGGACCGAGGAGACCCAGCGGGAACTGGCCGTCATCACCGCCCGGCTCCGCGAGGAGGACTACCAGGCGGAACGCCGGCGGATGGCCGACATGGGCGTCCCCCCCTACATCACCGACCTGGCCCGCCCGCTGCTGGAGGGGGCGGGGCACGCGGTGGAACTGTCCAACGGGAGGACGGTCGACGCCGGGGCGATCATGCGGCGGGTCCTGTCCGAGTACGCCCGCACCGCCCGCCTCCTGGACCTGGACGTGGAGCTCGGCTCCCCGCACGACGAGCCGGACGACGCCGCCGGCGAGCAGCAGTCGGCGTCCCGCGGCGACCTGGTGTCCCGCTTCAAGTCGGTAACCGGCCTCTGACCGTGGCCGCCCCGAGCAGCAAACCAAGGAAGGCGCAGCGGACATGAGCTCAGACAACCAGCCGTCGGCGGCCCCGCCCGCGAAGCCCGGCAGCGGACTCGCCGCGGCCCGCGCCGCCGAGGACGACGCGACCGCGCAGGCTCGCCTCAAGGAGGACCAGGCGACCGCCGACAAGCGCGCCGGCGAGGACCGGGAACTGGCCTCGGCCGGGCACCGCCTGTTCCTCGCCGCCGCCGCCCTCACCGCCGCGGTCAACACCGGCGACCTGACCCAGGTGAGCAGCGCGAACACGGAGCTTCAGGAAGCCGTCGACGCCCACCTCGCCCTCGGCAAGCCGGAGCGGGGGGAGACGGCGTGAGCGCGGTCCTCCCGCATTACACCAGAGGCCCGTGGAACAAGCAGGTCGCGGGCCTCATCTACGGCGGGCAGTTCGTCGAGCCCAACACGCAGACCCCGGGCACCACCGACCTGACCGTCAAGGTGTCGGTGGGCGGCACCGCCGCGGCGGGCGCGCTGTACGTGCTCGGCGTCGCCGGCACCGACGCGAACGTCATCACCACCCAGACGGGGGCGGCGAACACCTACGGGCAGCCCCTCATCGACATCTCGGTGCTGACGGACTACTGCGCGGTGTACGCCGGCGGGTGGGACATCTGGGCGTGGTACGGCGGGCAGGCGAACGAGGGCGAGCCGCTGACTGTCGGCGCCGCGCAGAACACGCCCGTCGCCGGCACGGTGATCGGCATCGGGAAAACCCCGTACGGCGGGTCCGCCGGGACGACGGCCCTCACCGTCACCTACAACAACATCGTCGCCCGCTGCACCCACCCCGGCGGCGTGTCGAGCGCGATGCTCACCCAGCAGATCGGCGGCCAAGGGGCTGCGTCCTACTTCCTGGGCCGCGTCCGGCTCGGCATCTGAAAGGGCCTGACCTATGCCTACTGGCGCGAGAGGTTACAGCGACTCCCCGCGGATCACCGTATCGGAGCTGCTGAAAGACCCGCTGGTCATCCCGGCTCTGATCCTGGATATCACCCAGAACGAGTTCATCATGGACTCGGTCCTGCGGATGGGCGGCGCCGCCCCGTCCGGCGCGGTCAGGTACAGCGAGTCGACGCCGCTGTACGCCGATGACTTCCCGGAGATCCGCCCCGAATTCGGCGAGGTCCCGGTCGTCCCCACCTCGATCGGCGTGCCCCGCGTCGTGTTCAGCCATGAGCGGGCG